TGCCCACTGCGCCACGGCCGGAAAAAACGCGATCGCGGCGGCGCTCGGGGTGAATAGCGCGGCCAAGGCTGTCGAGGGTTGGCTCGTGCTCGCGGGCTACAACGCCGACTACACCTTGGAATGCGTCAAGGCGGCCAAGGTCGGCGGACCCGAGGGCATCAAGGCGGACACCTACTACCGCCTGACCGCGTCCGGAGAGTTTATCGAGGCCACATACATCAAGGTGGAAGAATGAGCCACGACGAAGACGACACCACCACCGTCCAGGGCGTGTTCCGGCGCGAGAGCGACAAGGCCATCCTGATCGAGACCATCGACGGTGAGGACTGCTGGATTCCCAAGAGCGTGTGCGACGACGCCTGGGAAGGCCACGACCGCGGCGACCCCATCACCCTGGAAGTGGCGACCTGGTTCGCCGAGAAGGAAGGACTGTAGCATGGGCCTCATCATCGACCTGTTTGCCGGAGGGGGTGGTGCTTCCGAAGGTATCAAGATGGCCCTGGGCCGTGACCCGGATGTTGCGGTCAACCATGACCCGCTGGCTGTGGCCATGCACAAGGCCAACCACCCCGGCACCATGCACGTATGCCAGGACATCTGGTCCTGCCCGCCGCAGTGGGCCACCCGGGGCAAGGCCGTGGCCCTGCTTCATGCAAGCCCTGACTGCACGCACCACAGCAAGGCCAAGGGCGGCCCGCCCAACCGCGATGAGAAGCGCCGCGACCTGGCTTGGGTGATCGTTAAGTGGGCGCGCGAGGTGCGGCCCACGCTCATCACCATGGAGAACGTCGAGGAGTTCTTGAGCTGGGGCCCGTGCGACCGTCACGGCATCCCGGTCAAGAGCCAGGCCGGCGCGAGCTTCCGATCCTTCGTGGCCACCCTGCGCCGCCTGGGCTACGCCGTGCAGTGGCGGGAACTCCGCGCGTGCGACTACGGCGCGCCCACGATCCGCAAGCGCCTGTTCCTGATCGCCCGGCGCGACGGCAAGCCCATCGTCTGGCCGGAGGCCACGCACGGCCCGGGCAAGCCCCTGCCGTACCGCACGGCTGCCGAGTGCATCGACTTCACCCTGCCATGCCCGAGCATCTTCGAGCGCAAGCGGCCCCTGGCCGAGAACACGCTAAAGCGCATCGCCACGGGCATCAAGCGCTACGTGGTCGACGCCGCGCAGCCGTTCATCGTGACCTACTACGGCCCGAAGAAGGCCGAGGACTTCCGGGGCTGCGGCATGGACGGCCAGCTGGGCACCCAGACCACGGAGAACCGGCACGCGCTGGTGACTCCGTACTTCGTGGGCGCGGGCGGCCCGGCCTACGGCGGCAAGCCGGTGCAGGCGGACAAGCCCTTTGGCACGCTCATGACCGAGAACCATCAGGCCCTGGTGACGCCATTCCTGACCGAGCACGCCAACTCGTCGAGCCAGCGTACCTTTGACGCGCAAGAGCCCCTGCGCACCCAGTGCGCCCAGGTAAAAGGCGGCCATTTTGCCCTCGTCGCCCCGTCCCTGGTCCAGACCGGCTACGGCGAGCGCGAAGGGCAGGCCCCGCGCGTCCTGGACATCGAGGCCCCGCTCGGCACCGTGGTGGCCGGGGGCCAGAAGCATGCGCTCGTCTCGGCCTTTCTCGCAAAGCACTACGGCGGCGTGGTCGGCCATGAGCTGGAGCGCCCCATCGGCTCCGTGACCACCGTGGATCACCACAGCCTGGTGACCGCCCACGTGCAACGGGACTTCGGGAACAGCGTCGGCCATGCGGCGGACGAGCCCTGCGGCACCGTCACAGCCGGGGGCGGCGGGAAGTCCGGCCTTGTCACCTCGCACCTGGTCAAGCTGCGCGGCACCTGCAAGGACGGCCAGCCGGTGGACCAGCCCGCGCCGACCATCACCAGCGGCGGCACCCACCTGGGCGAGGTCCGGGCCTTCCTGATGAAGTACTACGGAGAGGGCGGCCAGTGGCAGAGTCCGGACGAGAGCATGCACACGATCCCCACCAAGGACCGCATGGGCCTCGTGACGGTCATGGTCCAGGGCCAGCCTTACGTTATTGCCGACATCGGCATGCGCATGCTGCAGCCGCGCGAGCTGTACCGGGCCCAGGGCTTCCCCGACTCCTACATCATCGGCGACGATCCGTCCCAGGGCCTGGCCCTGACAAAAAAAGACATGGTGCGCATGTGCGGCAACAGCGTGTGCCCGCCCATCGCCGCGGCGCTGATCCGCGCCAACTACTCCGGGGCCTTGCGCGAAAAACGCGAGCTTCCGCTGCTGGAGGCCACCCATGGATGAACAGCGCCGTGAGGCCCTGCACCATGCCCTGCACAGCTTCTCCGGGTCAAAGGAGCGATGGGAGAAGAGGAGGGCCACCGGGCTGACCGACGCGGATCTTTCCGAGGCCATCTCGAAGGAGTTCGGCAGCTGGGGCGGCCAGAGCTACGGGATAGGGAACACGCACTGCGGAGAGAAGCCGCCCCGCATCTGGTTCGGGAACGCCGGGGACGGCCAGGGCCGCAGGCGCAAGCCGGACCTCCAGGGGAAGGCCCTTGTGGCCGTGGTGCGGGAGTTCCTGAGGGTGCCCCTGCCAAAGGCTGCCCCTGCGCCTGCCCCTTGGGCCGGGCTGCCGCTGATGCAGATGATGGAAGCGAGAGGATAGAGGACATGGACCGCGAGCGTTACCGCACCACAGAGGAGGCCGCGGAGTACATCGGGTACTCCGTGCGCCATTTCCGGCGCCTGGTGGAGCAATATAGCATCCCGGCCTTCGGCCCGGAAGAGAACCGCTTCAAGCTCGCGGACCTGGACACCTTCATGGAGAACCCCCACGCCTTCAAATCCGTGCGCGTCGTGCACCGCCGCCAGGGCGGCTTTACTCGGATGGTGGTCTAGGCTATGGCCGGGGGCATGGGCAAGGTGCTGTTCCACAAAACCGGCGGCTGGTACATCGCCTACCGCGTGCCGGGTAAGAAGAACCCGATCCGGGAGTATTTCGGCGCGACCACCGACGGGAAGCAAAAGGCCACGGCCCGCATGCATGAGGTCGGCATGCTCAAGGCCAAGGGGCAGGGCCTGCGCAACACCTCCACGCTCTACCTTGACCAGCTCGCCCAGCACTACCTCAACGACGCCAAGGTGCGCGGTGTCTCCAAGCGCTGGCGCGCCGAGTTCGCCCATCTGCTCGACATCGACATCCTGCCCGCGCTCTGCCACCGCCCGGTGGACCAGATCGACTATCCCGACATCCTGGCCATGACCAGCGGCCGGGGAACCTGGGCCAACCACACCACGCCAACGATCAACCGCTACCTGGGCTATCTGCGTGCCGTGTTCCTCTTTGGCATAGCCAAAAACCTGACCACGAAGAATCCGCTGGCGTCCTGGCGCAAGACGGCCGAGAAGAAAAAGGAACTGCACCTGACGGTGGAAGATCTGCGACGCATCATTGCCGCGGGTGAGCCGCACCTTGCCTGGGCCCTGGAGGTCGAGTGGAACCTGGGCACCCGTCCGGGCACCACGGAGCTGTTCACGGTGAAGTGGTCGGACGTGGACTACCAGGCCCTGACCGTGCACGTGCGCGGGACCAAGACAGGAGAGAGCGACCGCCTGGTGGCCATCACGCCGGAGTTCCGTGCCCGGCTGCTCATTGCAAAGCAGCAGCGCGAGGACGAGTTCGAGGCCCTGCGCAAGAAAGGTAAGAGCCGCAGCGGCAAGCCCATCATCGTCCCGGAGCAAAGCACCTACCTCATCGAGTACAAAGGCAGGCCTATCAAGCAGCTCCGGCGCAGCCTGGAGACCGCATGCAAGCGCGCGGGCATCGCCTACCACGTGCGCCCCTACGACGTGCGGCACCTGTTCGCGTCCTCCATGCTCCAGGGCGGCGCAGACCTGGCCGCCGTGTCTGCCCTGCTCGGGCATTCGGACATCAGCACCACGCAGAAGCACTACTACCACCTGCTCAAGGGCGAGAAGGAGCGGGCCGTGGCCCTGCTGCCGAGCATCGCCCCGAGCCAAAAGGCGGGCAAGGTGGTCAAAATCAAATGAGGAACGCCATGGATGTACCAGCGTGTGACATCGAGTCTTGCCAGCACCACAAGATAATGGTCCGTCAAGGTGCCGACTATCTCGACTACAGAAACCTTGATTCTCCGGATGCGTTTTCGGTGGTGCACGTTCAGCGCCACCGCTTCGCCGTTGACGGGAAAGTCTACTCCGTCTGCTCCCGACACCTGTCAGCATCCGATGAGCAAATCGTTGAAATGCTCCGGGCCCGCCCCTCCGCAATCTAGTAGCACACCTTGTAGCACGTTTCAGGGCAAACCATGGCAACAGATGCCGCAAAAACGTGCTACTTGAGCGAAAAAAGTTAAACATTTCAAGGCAACGGCATGGGGCAGCCTTCTTTGGGAGCAGGATGTCGCATGTTCAAATCATGTCGCCCCGACCAGCCAATCAGTAGGGCTCCGAGACATTTCGCCTCGGAGCCCTTTTCATTTAGTAGCACGCTTTGTAGCACGCTCGGCAGTTCTCAACAGGGCTGCTTACCGACCCTCTGCCTCGGACTGGCATCCCACGCAGCACTCCGCATCCGGCACCCTGGCTAGGCGCGCGGCCGGGATCTCCTCGCCGCACTCCCAGCACCTGGGCGTGCCGTCGCTCATGTCCGGGCCCCGGCCACGTGGCCGCATGACGCGGGCCAAAGCCTCGGCGCGGAACGCCTCTTCCTGAACGTGGGCGAGGTCTGCGGGGTCGGCCATGGCTTACAGCGACCTCTCCGGGGCCACCGGCACCCCATCCACCAGCTGCGTGCCCTCGGGCCATCCGTAGTCAGCCACGAGCAGAACGACCACACCGGTGGCCTGGATCTCCGTTCCGCCCTCGGGCAGAGACACGCCGTCGGCAAACACGGCCAGGGTCTTATGCTGGCCAGGTGCGTCGAAACACATGATCCTGCCCGCAGGGTACCCCGCCAGTCCGAGATGGCGGAAGGGTTCGGTTTGGTTGTCACGGCCTTCGATGCTTGCGAGAGGATTCCCTTTCTCGTCCACATAGCCACGGTCAATCAGCGCGTATTCAGCATATTCCATGTGTCCTCCCTTAGACCGGTGCGCCTTGCAGGCCGAGCTTGCTGATGACCAACCGACCAATGCGCAACGTCGGGTAGCCAGCTGCGGCCCCGATGATGTCCAACGTCGACCACACTGCCCCAGTATTCTGCCCGTGCCCGTACAGAACTTGGCGCTGGCCCGCAGGGATACTGTCCCACCCCGTGGGGGGGGCATCACCGGAAAGGTACCCAATGTGCCAGTTGTTATTAATCACCCACGATGCGGCCCATCCGTCGAACCCAGCGCCCATGGGGGTGGGTATGTAGACAGAGGAAAACGAGACGCCATTGAGCGCGCCGCCACCGAGCAACGCCCCCGTGGAGTCGGCCTTGTAAAATTCAACACGTCCCTTGGTCGTGTCAGAAGGTATCATCCGCGACAAATAAGAACTCGCGGCGTTGGACCACTCCTTCACCCGCCACATCATAGCCCAGGTGGGGCCGTTGACCATTGCCGCGAGCATGGCTGGGGAGCATGTAAATTTTTGGTTGGCGGCAAGAGACCGGAATCCCCCGATGGCTGCCGGTATACCATTGACCTGGGTGAGCACCTGGTCCGCTCCAGTAAGCCCACCTCCAGCTCCGGTTTCGTTGGCCCCAGCGCCCCCGGTGAATTCCCAGACGGCGGTATTCGCATCCGCCGTGGCCTCGGTGTAGGGGAGAAAAACCGGCAGGCCGCGCGCGGCGGCACCGGAACCCATTGCGATCATGCTCATGGTGTTGCCCTCCTACCAGGCCGCGATGTTTCCGGTGATGCCGTACTGGAGCACGATGCCCAAGACCTGGGCTGCCTCGCTCATGGGCGAGGCCCCGTAGTCGTAGTCGCGCGTCAGCACCAGGCGCACATAGTCGCCCACCTGGGGCGTGCCGCCGATGGTTAAAGCCGCGCTGGCCGGGCTCACATGCAGGTCGCCCACGGCGATAACTGCATCGTCGATGGTGACGGCCGCGCCCAGGGCCACGTCGAGGGCATCATCATCGGACACCGCCACCCCAGCCAAAGCGAAGCGCACATTGTCCGCGGCGCTGGCTCCGGCGGCCGGGGTCCACAGCACCTTGGCCTTGACCGTGCCCCGGTCCCAGTTGCTTGGTAGGCGAAAGTTCGCGGCGGCCTTGGTGTCGGCCGTGGCGCCCTGAAAGCTCATGACGTTACGCGTCAGGTGGTTCGTGGCATCTTCCACCACGGCTAGGGCCGCGCCGCCGGTAATCGTGGGCGTCATGGCCCCGGCGTCGATGTATAACTCGTCCACGGTTGGCCCGGTGGGGGCAATGCTGGCCGCATAGTCCAGCCAGTAGGTGGGCTGGCTCGTCGGGTCTTTTGCGCCCGCGCCACCTGGGCCGGAGGCCAGAAGCGCCAGGTAGAGCTTGCCGTTGGAGCCGAACACCATGGCGGGCACGGTGTAGTCCACGGCGTTCGACCATGCGCCACGAAACTCGATGGCAGCGACGGCGGCCTGCATCCCGGACACGATCTTGGCCGCGTCACCATCGTCGACCACGCCCGGGGCGTAGTGCGTGGCGATGAATTCGGCCAGGCCGTGGTTGAATCTGGACAGGTTGCGCAGGACAGCGTTTTCCAGTTCCTGGCGCGCGATGCCCGGCTCATGCCCGGCCAGACGCCCAGCGTCCGCGCTGTAGGCCGCGTTGCTCAAGATGTTCGACGGGTCGGCACTCGCGCCGAACTCATAGACTTGGTTGATGGTGCTCACAGGTTGCCCTCCTTTACGGGGTGATCATTTCGGGCCAACTGGCCTCGCCCCAGCCCCCCAGGGCGGACGAGTCGCAACCCCAGGTGAAAATCTTGCCGCCCCCAGGGGGTACGGCGTAGCTGCCGATCCGCACGCCTTCCGGCTTGAGCGGGATGTAGCCGTTCGTGAGCAATGCCTTCATCACAGCATCGAGCATGGCCCCGGCCACGCCGATGATCATGCTCATGTCCTGCTTGTCCTGGATCACGATGGTCGATCCGGTGTCGGCAAAGACGGTCTCCCACACCTCGTAGGCTCCAGGGATGGTCCCATCCCAGGCGTTGGCCGCGATCTTGGCGCGCAGGAGCTTGCGGTACGCATCGTCAGGCAGGGCCACCATGCCCGTGGCCGGGTCATAGACGCCCTTCCAGGAGCCTTGCGCCCAGCCCACGGCCGCAGTGCCCCAGGAAAAGTACACGTCGGTCAGGGGCACATCGAGGTAACGCGAGCGGCCCACCCACTCGCCCACCTTGTCGAGCTGCGCGCCCACGGCCGTGTCCAGGTCGAAGCCCGAGCGAATGGCATCGAGCAGGGCCTGTTGATCCACCAGGGGCTGCGCCAACGACGTGCACAAGGCCACGAAGTTGGGCTTGCCGCGGTAGAGCGACGTGGCGAGGCCCAGGTAATCGTCGAGGGTCGGCAGGGTCATGCGCTGCCCCTCCTAGCTGACCGTCAAGGTCATGTTGCTCACGGCCCCGCTGGCCACCTCGTTGAAGGCCAGCACCAGATTGCTTGCCGCGGGGGTGCCGCCGTGGCGGCAAATCTGCAGGCTGGTGACGTCGAAGGTCTTGCGCGCCGGGTCGGGCTCGGCCGCATTGATCGGGGTGTAAAGCTTGGACAGCAGCACATCCTCGCCGATGTCCAGGCCGTTGAAGTAGGCCGCGAGGTTCGCCTCGATGGCGTCGCCCGTGGTGCTCACGTAGCCCGCCTTGGCGGTGATGTGGACGGCCACGTCGATGGCTACCGTGCTCGGCCGGTAGAAGCGGATCGTGTTGGGCATCCCGTACTTGTCGGTGATGACCTCG